CTTCAATGAATAATCATCATTCAATTGAGTTACGAACTCTAATTCTGCATCAAATACATTTGCAATTGAATATAATCTTGCAAGCACTGTATCTGTGCCTGTCCATTCATGAGTAATCTTCTTATTTGATACTTCATTTTTACCGATAGTAAACGATCTTTCAAATCCATACGCATTTATATACTCTTCAAACGACATTGCTTTAGTTGCTTTATATGCATCCACATACTCATTCGTTAGTTCTAAGCAAAGGCCATAGGCGGTAACACTTGTAGTATCACCACCCTTTTCTACCGACATGATAGTTAAGTGATAGCCTTTGTTTTTACGAATAAAACTTAATTTATTGCCCTCAACTAAAAAGACTGCATCATCATGCGCAGTCATTGTAGTAAATTCAAATGTATATGATGAGCCTTTCAAGTATGTATGCAAGATTTCATCAAAGTAATGCATTGCATTAGGCACAGTGTTATCTAAAAAAGCCAATACCTTATTATAAGGATTTAATATTGCAATTCTTATTTGTTCCATTATAACCATGCCTCCCTTATTTTAGCTTTAACAATCGGTTGAGATTTCGTCCATTCTGAGCAAGTGACCTTTATTTCAGATGTTCCAACTGGTGCTTTAAAGTACTTGGTACCTAACACTTCGTCCTCTGGTCTAGCCATACCATTCACATAAACGTGAGATGATTTACCATCAATAGTAATCTTAGTACCGCTTGGATACCTATTAGGAATATCACTCCATTTTGATACGTTGTGTTTTGTGAAGTTAATTACATCAAATCCCATTCTCGACATAAGTTTGTTTCCACCACGATCACCCCATTGTTTAAATGCAATTTGAATCTTAGTACACTCCATATTTTCAATTTCAGGGATGTAATAATTGTGGTAACCACCCCAATAAAAAAAGCGAATATTCGCTCCTTCTTTATAAATATCACAATGGCCCCAGTCCCAATACCAAGGATTTTGCGTGTGTAAATGTGATGTTGTGTAACCCCATTGTCTCAACATCTTACCATTAGCCCATATCTCATAATGGCCAGTGTTTCCAATCGCATCAGTCTTGTACCAACTACATCCACAAATCAATTTATTATCTGCAGTCAAGAAATTAATACACATTTCACCGGTTTGGCCCATTAATCCGGCCCAAAACACTAAATGGAAATACGAATAGAAATTCTTAGCACCTTTAATTCCATTTGAATCCGCAGGTATTTCTAATGTTCTCAATCCACCATTTGCTCTACCTTTTTTCGTGCCGACTGTCCCAAAGCCAATAAATTTTTTGTTAAACCAATTATAAGTAGCACAAGTACCATTAGCACCATACGTTGGATGCATAACATCTGTACCACTTGTATCATCTTTGCAATTAATAAAATCATCAATTGTAGCTAACGCTTCACTTCTTTGATAAGTTTCTCCATCTAGTTCTTCAACTTTGCCGTATTGCATGATTCCTTCTTCAGACACCAAGCCAATATATCCTGTTTCAGATGTTGTTTGAACATCATAATCAATACTAACTGGTACAGTTCCTTCATTTACAATATTCAAAACTCCATCAGTAGCAGTAAATTCTTTTTCTGTAGTTGAATATTTCCTAGGGTCTGAGCAATAGATTTCGATTTCACCAATCACGTTATTACTTCCGCCATCAACTTGTGTGTTAGATGTCTTAGTTCCAATGAAATACTTGTCGCTTTCATCATTAAAAATGACCTTTACTTGCTCACCGCTCAACAATTTATTCATCTTGTTGTAAGCTTCTCGATATTCTCTGCTTCCTTTAGCTCTCAATTGATATTTAACAGTAATCGTTCTTGCAGGCGTAGTTTTATATCTGTAATAAGAGCCATCCATTCCATCAATTTCTTGATCCGTAACTTCTGATTCCATTAACTCACGTCCTGTTACAGAAAGTGTTCGATAACCATCAATTTCATTTTCTAAATATACGCCATTATATGACATGGCTTCTGTCGGTAGGTTAGTACCGACAATGCCACTGTTTACTGTATCTACAAATGCATACATTATCTGTTACCTCGCAATCTTTCATTGAATTTAGAATGTTTATCAAACTCACTCTGATTTGCTCTATATGTTGCACGTGCGAATTCTCTATCATTGATATAAAGCGGTGTTTCAATAGTTAATTCAGCATTGTTTGTGTAATCGTATTCTGAGTTCAAGTCGCTCACAATACCTCCAAAAGCCATTTTTGGAGCATTCATCATTGGAAAGTATAATAAGTCCTCTGAAGCTCTTTTAACGTCAGAATACATTGATTCAAGTCCTAAAACCAATCCTTTACCAATCCACATACCATCTTTTTTAGTGACCTTTGATGGAGATCCAATCTTAGCTTTAGCCTGAATAGCTGCATCTGCCGCAGACGCTAAACTTGCAGCCGCTGCTCTAACAGAACCTTCACTAGCTCTTAAACCATTTGCCAATCCTTGGCCAATCATACGACCACAGTATTCTGCTCGTGATTGACATGAATTAAATGCAGATATAATTGTTTGACAAGAACTTTTTGCAACTGATACACCTGTTTTAAGACCACTACCTAACCCTTTAGTAAAGTTAGTTCCCATTGCAGTTCCTGAAGCAGTAGCTTTTGCTTCTGCATTTGTCATAGCTACGATAATCGCGTTAATAGAAGCCACTGTTGTACTAGAAGCACTTGAGAAAGCTCCACTGATTGTTGAAGCCACTGCTACTAGCATGGCTAAACTTGTTGCAGTAGCCATTACTGAACTTGCTACAGGTGCAATAGCTCCTGCAAATGCGGTCATAGCTCCACTTGCAACTGTTAATGGTTCTGAAATTTCACTTAATGAGCTTAAAGCATCTGATAATGATGGAATTGTTGCCGATAATGATTCAATTCCTGCTTGAGTTGATGCGATCATTGTTAATGCGGTTGCTAATGCCATCATTTGAGCACCAATATCGCCCATTCCACTTGATGCAGTTGCAATAGCTCCAATTCCTACTGCTACCGCTCCTAGACTAGCTCCCATATCAATTAAGTTAAGGCTCGTAATAATCTTGATTCCATTTGCTAGTTGTTTGAAACCTTTACCTGCATTTAATGCAGACTGTCCAATAGATTTAATCACTCCAGATACTGAATTTAAGATTCCACTTACTGTTTCACCAAATGATTGAATTACATCTGAAATTCCTTCAAAAACATCTTTAATAACTGGACCACACGCAGATACAACATCAGCAACACCTTCGAGAACCATTTGCAAGCCTTCACCTTGTGAACCGACTAATGCCATAGCAGCACCAGTGGCAAGAATAGCCGCTGCCAACGCTAACCATGTAGTAGGTGGTACCATTGCAATTGCAGTTCCTAAACCTGTAAATGCAGTTGCTAAACCCTGGCCGATTCCTTGCGCTACTGTACTGATTGCAGTACCAAATGATTCAATAACAGTACCGACTCCTTCTAACGCGGATTTGATTCCATTTCCAAGTCCTTCGAATACATTACTAATTGCATCTCCTAGACCGGTAATGATTCCTTTCGCTCCTTCACACACAGAAGAAATAACATTTGAAATTCCTTCAAATGCTGAATTAATAATCTGAGCTGCTTTAGATGTTTTTTGTGCAGTTTGTATACTTGCATTTCCAATATCAGGTACACCACTTGAAGATGGGCTAGATGTTGGAGCACCTTCTGTACCTCCAATGCCTTTGATTTTATCCATGATTGATTTTAGCTTTGAATAGCCACTCTGTGCAGAGCCAACAACTCCCTTGATTGTGCTAGTTAATTTGCTACCAACTTTTACTCCAACAAATGCTCCGGCTAACAATTTAACTGCACTCGCAAATTTCTTAACATCTTCTGTTTTAAGATTAGCTACAAAATCTGCAATCTTACCTGTTACATCTGATACTTTAGATACAATATTTCCGATATCCTGTCCTAATTGTTCAAAGACTTTACTGTCTTGCAACTTATCCATTACATTACCAATAGCATCCTTGATTTTATCGAACATCGTGATTGCGTTTTGTACTGCATCTGTTTTCATAAAGCCATCATAGAATTGTTGGATCATAGCTTTTGCGTTGTTTGCTCTATCTGCCAACCAATCCATAGCCTTTGATACATTTTCCATGACTTCTGGTTTAAAATCCCATGTCAAACCATCATCTTTAGTTTCCATGATTGAATTTCTAAAATCATAGATTTTTGATTTAATCTTTTCTAGATTATCAACCAATCCTCCCATAGCTTTCGACTTCAACATATTGTTCATAGCCGACATAAAGCCTTGTTCAAGGTTCTGTACCGCACTCTTGATGTTAGTCATGGATGTTTTAACACCTTTAGAAGCTTCTAATGCAGTGTCTGCAAATCCACCTGTTTCAGTATCACATTCAATCATTGCATCGTTTAACTGGTCAAATGAAATAGTTCCGTTCTGCAATGCTTCATACAATTCATTTGTATTTCCACTCGCAATACCTAGTTTTTTTGCAACCTTTGTCAATGCAGGTGCCATTGTTTCCTGTAATGTTCTCCATGATTGCATATCTACTGTTCCTTTTGCAAGCATCTGTGAATACTGTTGTAATCCACGTGATGCATCTTCAGAACTAGATCCACTTGCTAAAAACGCATGATTTAATGCGATTGTAGTATCCGTTGCCTTATCAATATTGCCTGTTACGGCCGACAACGATTTTGATGTTGTAACTACATCTGCTAATGATGTAGGCAAGCCTTGAACTGACTGATTTAACTTTGCAACACTCTTTTGAGATTGCTCAACTGAGAACCCCAAAGACTTCATAACTTTTGGATAGGATTGCATGGTATCGAATCTGTTAATTGCCCCATCTAACGAGGAACTTAAAACGTTCATAGAAGCGCCTATTACTTTGGTGATTCCAACGCCAGCCACAATAGATTTAACTCTATCGCCAAATGATTCACACGCTCCTAAAGCTTTTTTCATTGTTGAGGTCATGTTTTTATCGGTTGCCGACAATATAGCCTCAACGCTAAAACTTTCTGCCATTGTTATCCCTCCTTCTTTTGTTCTTTTATGAACTGCGCTAAACCATCAAACTTGCTTTTTTTCTTAATGCCCATAACTCTGTCTAATGATTTTTGGTAGTTGTAAAATTTGTTGAAAGTTGTATACACTGGTTTCACCTTTTTGCCTGCTCTTTTTTTAGCTTGTGCAGACATATTCAGATACGCTTGTAAATGAATCTTGTATTCTTCATCCACCATTTCAAGTTCTTTAGACTTCATCAAAAGACGATATTCGTAAGGAGTAATATTATCTACCTGATCCAAGTTTTTGAATCCTAGATACCTAAAACAAGTCATAGCGACACGTTCATAAAATTCATTGAATGTTTCTTCTACTTCTTCTCTGCTTCCTGCGTGATCATCAGTGGCTTCACTTCTTTCTTGCACGCATTCGCTTGAGATAAAAAATTGATTACATCCTCAAAAACTTTGTCGATATCATCTACGTCTTCTAAATAATTTTCGACATCCGCTTTCTTTAATCGTGGTGTTTGTCCTACATTCATGTAGAAAATGCAATCTGCTAATGCATCAATATCACCGTCAATGATGCTTGCAACCATAAATTTCAAGCCTACTTCTTTTTTCTTGCCTGTATTAGGTACATCTACAGTTACTTTTTTGTTTACCTCGTGCAAGAACCCAAATCCTGCTACTAGTTTATAAATTTCTCCATTTACTTCAATTTCCATGTATTTACTCATTCAAAGTCCTCACTTTCTAAATACAAATATAAAAGGGGCAATTTCTGCCCCCCTATGTTCTATACGCTTTCTGTTTCTTTAGTTACATCTTTGTAAACGTAAGATGCGATCTCCTGTTGTTCTTTAGTTACTGATGCATATCCATCTGCACCATTTCCATTTGCTCCAAACGTTAAATCAACTTCCACAGAGCCTTCTGCTTCAGATGAAATCGAGCATTCTGTTAAATATCCTTGGTAGTATTTGGCTTTAAACTTACCAGCATTTGTTTCGGCACCTTCTTCTGCTAGGTTTACTTCCCAACATTCGACTAATTCATCTGCCAACATAGCCTTTTCTAATTTATCAATGATTGCATCACCTTTTGGCATAATAGATGTCGATGTGATTTCAATTTCTGCCACTGATGGTGTACGAATAGTTCCATCTTTTGTAGCAGTTGTATCTGCATCTTTTGTAACGTTTCGTTCGTTTTCTGTTGGGAAAGCAATTGCACTAGCATTTTCTTTCTTTGAATCTTTTGCAACTCTGAAAAGATAAATAAGCTGCTTACCATTTACCGCTTCAATTACTTTATCTGCGAACATTTGTAAATCAAATTTCATTATTTTCTTCCTCCTGTAATCTTAAAATCCAACTCAAGAACACCGTGCATTAACGGTTCACTTGTACTTGTATCAGGCAATATCCGTTGGTTGATATTACTAATTTGAAAAGCAAAACTACTTGTTCTACTAATCTGTCGAGCTACATCTTTAACGATCATCATGATTTCCGATAATTCTCCACGCTTCCTAGGATTGTTGTGCCAAACATCCACAACTTGCGTGATATTGCCTAGAATCATTGTTTTATTTCCATAATCGTCTACTAATTGACTATTACCGATATAAACATATGGGTACGAAGTTCCTTCACTTGGGAGAAACGTATCGTATACATTAACATTTTTACTTTTTAACGCTTTTTCTAATTGCACTTTTAGTGCAATGAATAACTCTTGTTGTGAATCCATTGCATCACCTACTTAACTAGCTTTTTCATGTCCGACTTGAATATTGGTACTTGTTGTTTAAACGCAGGTCTAACAAACGGTTGAGCATCCATAAAACGTGTTCCAAATTCAACATAGGGTGCATAATGTGTTGTTGGTCCTTCTGCATATGTGAATCCGCCATCACGTGTTTCACCTCTGATACTTCTTTTGGTTGTTCCTGTTGAATACCCTTTTGTAAATACTGCATTGCTAACAGTTTTACTTTGCAATTCAATACCATTTTGTTTAACCACTGTTTTCACATCATCAAGTGTGCAGTTCTTCTTCAACTTCTTTTGAAGTTTGTCTAAGCCTTTTATCTCAACCTTCGCCATTTAATGCACCTCCGATAAAACAAAAGACTCCTTCGTTCGGAGTCTTCGTGAATAATCAACTTTGTATTTATTTGTACCGATTCGAATATGATCAAAAGGTTTTTGATAGATGTTCTGTATATGACAAGTAAGGCTTCCTTGTCTGATTTGCCCGTATACCTGCATCATAGTTTCAGTTCTTGTATCCATTACGGAAGCCATTACCATTTCTTCTACAATCGAATCATCTTCATAGTTGCCTGTATTCTCGTTATAAGCACCTTGCACAAACTTTTGAAAGTAAATAGGTTTATCGTATCTCATAAGAACCGAACCTTCCCTTTGTTTTGATTGGCTTGCTCATCTCTCCATGCCTGAATCTCAGAAGTGAAAGAAGAGAAGTCATCATCGTTAAACGACATTGACTCCCCTTCTACTGAATGTGTTTGAACGCCTTCAGAACCAATCCTGTTAAAGCGTTTGATGGACACTTCTGTAATGATATATTCGAGTTCATCCGGTATGATTTTTACGCTTAGAAGCGCCTTAAGTCGACCTTCCGTAAGTCTTACAATGGTTTCTAGCTTTTCATCATCACTTTGCAAGCCAAGAAGCAGTTTAACGTCACTTAATACGGTTGTTGTCGACATAATCAATCACCTATGCCTTTAAATCAACAACTACATCGCCTTTTGATACTGCTTTGTAGTTTTTGTTACATTCAACTACTGTACAATGATTAGTTTCTGCTGCTTTGATATCTGCTCCTTCTTCGAAGTTCTTCCAAGATTTTACATCTTCACCATATGCCACTGTTTCTTCAGAAGCTCCTACCTTATATTTGAATTTGTTATTCATAGATTGTAACTGTTCTGCAACCGCTACTTTTGTAGTTCCTGTTTCTTCACCTTGAGAAGCAGTCAATGTTAAATTACGCAATGTTTGAGTATCGGCATCACCTACTGCAAAGTGTGCAATTGCATCTTGGTATTCACACATTAAACGTAATCCCATGATAGCGAACATATCAGAAATAGCACGATCATAGTTTCCTTCTACATGGAATCCTAAGAAACCAGTAGTACTGTCAGTAGTATATGAAAGTCCTGCTTTTACAAATTCAGAATCACTTGGATCTACATAATATGCAATGATGTTGTTCATTGGAGTGGCCACTACTGTTTTTTCTGCAACTCGGTCTGTTAAGAATACAATATCTGCTCCTAAGAAGTTTTTAATGTATGTTAAGCCGAATGCAGTCTGCATAGATACCTTAGCTTCTCCTAAATAGCGATATGCATCCAAAGTATTTACGAACACAACAGTACCAGTGGTATTTCGTTTCATTTGTTGGAATTTGTGTTTAACATTACCAATTGCCATTGCGATAGCCATTTGCCAAGTGGCTTCATGTCCTACTAAGCTACCTGAATTCAACTGTTTATATAAGCGATCAGTGATGTTATCTTGCAAATCAATACGGAACTGTTCGTCAGTATCAGATACTGCAGCTTCATATCCTTTTTCTGCAATCGCTTCAATAGAAACGGCTTTGCGGAATTTCTCGATTCGAATTGTATCGAACACTTCTTCTTCAACTTTGTATTCGCTTAATGGAATTGATTCACCTTCTGCTACCTTTCCATCCTGTAATGTTCCTGTTACTTTCTTTGTTTTTAAAACAGAACCATTTGCTTTACGAATTGGACGAATGATTCCTAATACATCCAATAAGGCTTGAATGTTCTTTCCGAAACTAGTAACAAAATCAATTTCATGTGCTCTAACCTGGATGTTATCTGCTCCTGTTAATCCTGTAGGCACTGCAAACATTTGTAAGTTCATACCTTTATAAATTTTATTCATATATTAGTTCTCCTTTTTCTATTACTGGAATAAATCCATGTTTTCCGCAATCATGCGTTGTCTTTCCATTGGATCAGTGATATTCAAGATTGATTCACGAGTTACCCCTTTGTTTGAACCTCCACGTTTTGGACCATTGCCTTTCAGTTTTTCTTTAACTGCTTTTTCTACTTCAGATTCAAACATCTTAACAAATGCATCAACCGCTTTCTTTGTTTTATCTGCATCTTGATTAACTAGAACAGATAAAAGATCATCTCCAACGTTAATATCATGCTCTGTGCACATTTTACGTGCTTCATTTGTCATTTCTGCGATTGCGTTTTTTGCTTTCAATTCATCTAGCTCTTTTTGCACCTTGTCACGTTCTGCTTCTGCTCGTTCTTGAGCATTCATATCGGCTAAGCGCTTAGCTTCTGCTTTTTCTTTTTCTTGATCTGCTTTCCAACGTGCAAACCTTTTGTCAAGAATCGCATCCAAATCTTTATCTGAATATTTCTTTTCAGATGATTTGTCTTTTTCTTGGTTGTCTTGTCCCTCAGTTGATTGAGTCTGATTTGATTGAGTATCTTTTGTTTCTGTACCCTCATTCTCACTTGAATTTTCATCTGCAAAAAGTTGTAAGCAAAAAGGTAGTCTGTCATTGAATTTTTTCATATTTATGTTTCCTCCTATTTTTCTGACTTTGCTTGTCAATTTCCCATATCTTTTTAAGGCATAAATGCTTGGCCTATAACCCATACAGTTTAACGACGTGAATGCTTGGTCTTGTTTGGTAGTGTGGATATGTAGGCTTTATAAGTCTTGGCTTTTCCACAAAAAATGCACCGTTGATTACGTACTTCAACGATGCACTCTAGCCACTTGTCAAAATAAACCTTTTCGACACGCTCCAAATATTTGTGATTACACATCTCTCAGTTCCACACATTCAGGATATGCTTCTTCTGTGCCTTTGCATCCTATTCTGAAGAAATTTATTGCGAGTTCTCCAGCAAGGTCCAAACCTGAGATATACAACGTCTTGCTATCTTTATCAGGTTCGTAATATCTGCAAAGTGCATCGGATGTTTCGTCGATTGAATTGGCCAATGTCAAAAATAGTACTGAGATAGCGCTGCAGACGATATCCTTTCCTATCGGAGCGTAACGAGCATGGCCATGTACTTCAATCAGGCAATCACTTTCTGTCTGTTTAATCTTAATTTTTATCACATAGTATCACTCCCTTGCATAATAAAAGGCCACTCATTTGAGTGACCTGTGTTTTAAAGTTAAAATCTTTAGCACCAAGCAACAGTGCCTGCCTTTTCTCCTGCTGAAATGCCCCATAGAGCATGGCCTGCATAATACTGCTTAACATCAACGGATGACTGTTCTAACACTTCGCGATTCCCGTCATCGTATATCGCAACTTTTCCTTTTGCGTTTGGGTCTATGTCAGGTGAAAACAAATACACATATCTGCCATTTTTATATTCTAATAGCTCAAATGTAATCATTTTACCACCTCTTTCTATATGAAATTATACATCATGGTCCTTAAGATACTCAAGCAATTCTTTTTGATAATTATATATTTTTTGGACTCTTTCATGACTATCTTCATATATAACATCGAGGCTATCTTGCATTTCTTTCTCTTCAGCTAATTCATGATTTAACATTGTTATATCGTGTTTTTGAATATCCTTTCCCTGTCTAAGTCTAAGCCAAGAATGTGCCATATAATAGTCAGGGTCAAACTTTTTTATTTCTCCACTTCTAAATTTATGTTTGCGAATAAACACATGTTCATATATATTACTTACCTCTTCCTCTGTAAAACCTGAATTTTTAGCTACTTGTTTTATTTCATAAGATTTTTTTCTATTTGTAATTTGAGCGTACAGTGCTTTTGCAATCTCGTCTCTTTTTTTATAGTTTGGGTCATTTTCGTTATTCCAAGCACCATTTAATGCACCAGAGTTATTTGTTTTAGCCTCTAGTTCTTTCCACTCATCAAGCCTTAGATCGTGTCCTCCATTTGCTAACCCATTTAGCCATTTTTCATACTCCTTACGGTCTGAATGTGGTGCCGTTGCACAATGGCAATTCGGATGCATGGGTGGAGCATTCTCGCCTATTTCCATGTCTTTAAGCTTGAATGTTTTACCATCCATTTCTTTACATAATGGACACACGTCTTTTAATCCGCATGCCACATATTCATACTCATCTATTCCGTTTGCTTCGTAAGATTCAATCTGTGCTTGTGTTTGAACTCGTGCAATTTCTGTTCGCAACAATCTTTCTGCATTGCATCTTGATACATCGAACTTTTTACGAATGAGCGGAATAAATTCTCTAGGATTTTTGCCTTGAATCAATGCATTGGATAGAACACTGGATAAACTGTTTTTTAGCTGGTCTTGATTGACCCAAATTCGTTCTGAAAAGGTTGCGTTTTTAAAAGATGAATCTGCTACTGTTTTGGCCATCTTCGCATTATCAATCACTGTATCACCTAAGATAGAAGCATTGCGCTTGATCTCTTCTAAATAGGCTCCTTCTAGTTTGTCACCAGTATACGACTTCAATTCATCATGGCCTGCCACAAGCTCTAATCCGATGTTTGCTTTTAAAAGTTCCAATCGGTTGACTTTCATTGCAAGATTATAAAGGCGCATCTGTTCATTGGCTTCATCTGAAAAGTTCTTTTCCTTTACATACTTCTTAGCTTTTCTTTGAAATGCTTTGATATCTATGTTTGAAACTCTTTTTTTAGCTTCTGCCATTGTGATGTTTTCTTTATTTGCATAGCGACTAAAAAAGGATTCGATTTCCTTTTCAACCGAATCCATCATATTTGCATATATTTCTTGTATCTCATCCGCATATTGCTTTTCATCTTTTAAGCGTTTCTTTTTCCATTCAA